AGTGGAGGTGGTGGCTGCGGAGGTACTGGTACAGGTGGTGATGGATCTGATGGTGTGATTATTCTACGATATCCAAATGTATACACTATATCACTAACTAATTGTGGTGGAACTACAACAACAGTTGGATCTGATAAAGTAACTGTAATAAACAGCTCTGATCCCGAACTTGATGCAAGTGTATCTTGGTCGCTTACCAGTTCATCTTGGAGTGATTTGAGTGGTAACGGCAATACTGCTACTTTAGTTGCCTCTCCTACATTTACAACTAGTGGTGGCGGGGCTATCACATTTAATCCATCTGGTACAGGACAGTATGCTAATATTCCTGTTGCAGCTATACCTTCGGGAGGTAACCAGGTTAGTATATCCTGTTGGATCAACTTAGGTAATCCTGCAACACCACCAGCCGCTAGTGTGTTTTCATGTTCTGATTCTGTAGGTAATAGGATAATAAACATACACCTGCCTTGGAATGATAGTATAGTTTATTGGGACGCTGGTAATAGTGGAGGTACCTACGATAGGATTAATACTAGCACGCTGAGCTTAGCACAAAAAACAGATTGGCATCATTGGGCATTCACTAAAAATGCTACAACTGGTACTATGGCCATTTATTTAGATGGTGTAAGCATAGCAACTGGTACAGGAAAGACTCTTGCACTTGGTACAGCTAGTACAGCAACTGTTCCTTGTGCAATTGCAAATTTTCAAGGTACTGCAAACTGGAATGGTAGTGTTGGTAGTTTTGAAATATATAATGTTGCACTTACTGCTACTCAGGTAGCACAAAACTACTCAGCAACATCAGCACCTTACACTAAATTTAAAACCGCATCAAACACAGTTTATGCTACAGAATTTGATGAAAAAATTATTAACGGAGGTAGCGTGGCTAAAAGAGAGTTGAGTACTGGTGTATTACAAGTTAGTGATGAGTTTGATGAAGTTAGCTTTGCTGCAGGTTCTATCAGTTTTAATGGTGCTAATCAATATTTGACTGTTGCAAGTAACAATATTTTTACGCCATTGCAGACTGGTATTTTCACAGTGGAGGCTTGGATTTACGTTACAGGTGGATCTGGAACCCAAAGAGAACTTGTAGTTCGCCATAATCCAGGAAGTAGCCTTAACTGGATGTTGGAGCTCACTGCTGGAAATCTAGCATCATTTTATTTTAATGGTGTTAGTGGAGGAGAAAGTATTAGTAGTGTTGCTACAGTACCGTCGAATAGATGGGTGCATGTTGCAGGTGGGATAAGCGGTGTCAATAAATTTGTTTGCCTTGATGGAGTTTATAGATCTGCTGCTTATACTTCAGCGCCTGTACTTCAAGGTGCTGGTGGTACTACGTTACCAATTGTCATTGGTGCTGCTCAAAATGGCACTTTAGGTTTTACTGGTTTAATATCAAATGTGCGAGGTGTTAATGGTACTGCGTTGTATACAGCAAACTATACCCCATCTCGTACAGTATTTCCTGCTATTACCGATACCTTTTTGTTGTTAAATGTTATTGATTCCACTAACTTCATTAGAGATAACAGCAAAAATACATTTACTATAACTAACAACGGTACTGCTACGTTCAACACTAGCGGACCTTTTAACGGACAATAAATATTAAACTATGGCTAAACTAAACTCAGGAACAAGAATATACGGCACTGCCAATATTGATACTCAAATCAACATTGGTGCCAACGTCGTTGCTAACACTACTGGATTTGGTTCTGGTACGATCAATGCTACTTCAAATGGATTTTTAGCAACTGCTACTACAATATCATTAGGTAACACATCAGTTAACGTTGCTATAACTGTTGCTAGTGTGGCTGTAGGTGCTACGTTTATTTCTAATACGACTGCTACTGTTGTTACTACACCACTTACTGCAAATGCATCTACAGGAACTTCCGGACAGGTTTTGGTATCAAACGGAACAGTTGGTTCTCCATACTGGTCTTCAGTAGCTACTATTGGTTCTGGTCAAACTTGGACGGATGTAAAGGCATCTAGAGCTACCGGAACTACGTATACAAACTCAACAGGTAGACCAATCATGGTGGTGGTTGGTCCAACCGCGGCTGCTGGGGTGAGTGGTGTTTTTAATATTTCTAGTGTTGCTGTTGCCTCTATCACCAGTACTGGTAGTGCTGCATCACTATTTTCTTTCATCATCCCTAACGGCGTAACCTATTCTGTAACAAATACCGCTAGCTATGTCGTAAGTACTTGGTATGAGCTTCGCTAAGGATAAAATATGAAATATTACAAAGACCCAATCACAAACGAACTATACGCATACGAATTAGATGGCTCACAGGACCATATCATTCCGAATGATTTCCTACCCCTTACTGATAGTGAAGTCAGTGAAATACGGCTTCAACTGATCCAACAAAACGAGCAAGCTAAAACTTATAGAGAACGACGTGCAGCAGAATATCCATCGTTTGCTGATCAGTTTGATTTGCTGTACCACGGTGGCTATGACGCGTGGAAAGCTGCAATTGATGTAGTAAAAGCAAAATATCCAAAGGAATAAAGTGGGGTTGACCAGGTAGTTTATATAAACATAAATACTTGATCAAATTAAGGAGTAAGCCATGGCCGTTCCAACAACCAGAGCAGCATTTAAAGAATACTGTCTCAGAAAACTGGGTAAACCAGTGATTGAGATCAATGTTGATGATGATCAAGTGGAAGACCGTATTGACGAGTCACTTAAATATTACTACGACTATCATTTTGATGGGTCGGAAAGAATTTACTACAAGCACACAATTACATCAACTGATGTAACAAACAAATACATCACGCTCCCAGAAAACATTATCGGTGCTGTCAGGATCTTCAATCTTGGTGACCCCATGGTTACTAATAACCTGTTTGATATCAGGTATCAGATTGCTCTAAACGACCTGTACACTCTCACTTCCGTTTCTATGGTTCCATATTATATGGCATTTCAGCACATCCAGTTGATGGAGCAAATGTTAGTTGGCCAACAGCCAATTAGATATAATAGACACACAAACAAACTATATGTGGACATGGATTGGGAGTATAAAGCAAAAGTTGGATACTTTTTAATTGTTGAGGCCTATGAGATTGTTGATCCTGAAGTGTATACAGATGCATGGGGAGATAGATGGCTTCAAGAGTATTGTACGGAAAAAATCAAGTATCAATGGGGAACTAATCTAAGCAAGTTCAACGGAATGCAGCTTCCTGGTGGTGTCACGTTCAACGGACAGAATATCAAACAAGAGGCTGATGCTGCTATTGATAAGTTGGAAAAGGAAATGATTACTTCCTATTCCTTGCCGGTAATGGATATGGTTGGCTGAAAGAAAGAAATTGGGAGCATAAAATTACAACCTCACTATATTTCAATAATTTTGGTGCTAGCCAAGAACAGCTACTAATTGAAAACTTGGTAGTGGAGTCCATTAAGATATATGGACATGACCTCTATTATCTTCCAAGGACCTTAGTTAATAGTGATGCCATCTATGGTGAGGAGACCTATTCAAGGTTTGACTCTCAGTATTTCATTGAAATGTATATTAAGAATGTTGAAGGGTTTGCTGGCCAGGGAGATTTCTTATCTAAATTTAACCTTGAGATTAGAGACCAAGTAACATTTACAGTTGCAAGACGTGTATTCTCTGAAGAAATTGGAACTATGACCTCATTGGTTAGACCTCGTGAAGGAGACTTAATATACTTCCCGCTCAATAGAAAACTATTTGAAATTAAGTTTGTTGAGCATGAAGCTATATTCTATCAACTAGGTGCTTTGCAGACTTTTGACGTTGTTTGTGAGTTATTTGAGTATAGTAACGAGATATTTAATACAGGTATTACAGAGATTGATGAGAAACAAAAACCACTTACTTTCAATATGTCTGATTTTGGAATCATGCTTGAAAGTGGTTTAGCTCTTACAGATGAAGAAGGATATGACTTAATTCAAGATCAGTTTGATATGAAAACACAAGATCCTATTTCTGATAACTTTGACATTCAGTCTGAGTCTGATGATATATTAGACTTTACAGAGATAGATCCGTTCAGTGAGGGGGCGTACTAGAATGTTTGGTCAAGTTTTTTATCACGACACGCTCCGTAAGTATGTTATCCTTTTTGGAACATTGTTTAATGACGTCTACATCAGTAAGGGTGATGGAACCAATACTACTCAAACTATAAAAGTACCTATTTCGTATGGTCCCAAGCAAAAATTCTTAACAAGGTTAGAACAAGATCCTAATCTTAACAAGCCAGTTGCTATACAGCTTCCTAGAATGGGATTTGAACTGTTAGATATCAGCTATGCTGCTGAGAGAAAGTTACCAACAGTTAACAAGATATCTGTGGTAAATGCAAGTAATCCAAACAAACTTACGTATCAATATATGCCTGTTCCGTATGATTTAAATTTTGATCTGCATATTATGGTAAAGCAAGCAAGAGATGGTACAAGAATTCTTGAGCAGATTCTCCCTTTCTTTACACCAGAGTGGACGGCAACGTTAAATCTTGATTCCACTATGCAGCACAAATATGATGTACCAGTAATTTTAAACTCAGTTAAATCAGAAGATACATATACTGGCAACTTCATGGAACGGAGAGCCATTACTTGGACTCTGTCATTTACCATGAAGGGTTATATTTTTGGTCCTACAAGATCTCAAAAAATTATTAAGAATACGGGCATCAATCTGTACAATGTTGCAACAGATATCAATATTGATGATGCAGTCGGAAACACTCAAATTTATGATACTTTAACTACTATACCTTCTGTTGTTGGCAAGACCCTTGCGCAAGTGGAAGCGGATGATGATTATGCAATTACCCAAACAATTGAGCAATTCTATGATCAATGATACTATTGGTAATGCTTTGGATCTAACTCCAATCCAGGAGGTACTGCCCAAAGCCAAAAGAGAATCTATTGACGCTGTTACCGACTATCAGTATGCACGCGGTAACATGCTTAACATTCTTGAGAAGGGTAATCAGGCACTTGATGGAATGTTAGATGTTGCAGATCAATCTCAGCATCCTAGAGCCTATGAAGTTGTAGCAACTCTCATAAAGACTCTTGCCGATACTAACAAGGACCTAATAGAGTTAGCTAAGAAGACTAAAGAGCTTGAAAAGATGGACGGGGTTGATGCACCTCAAACTATAAATAATAACTTGTTTGTTGGATCCACTGTTGAACTTCAAAAATTATTGAAACAATCTAATGAGTAAAAGTGAGATATATCTAGGCAATAAAAATCTTAAACGTGCTAATGTACCAATTGAATTTACAAAAGAACAGATTCAAGAATACGTAAAGTGTGCAAGAGACCAGTTGTATTTTATTGAAAAGTATGTTAAAATAGTCAACGTTGACAGAGGACTTATATCCTTTGATCCTTACGAATATCAAAAAGACATTGTAAGACTGTTTGAGAGAGAGCGTTTTGTTATATGTAAGATGCCGCGTCAGGTTGGTAAGACCACCATTGTTGTAGGCATCATATTGCATGCTGCTTTGTTTAACGAGAACTATCGTATTGCTATTCTTGCTAATAAAGAGAAGCAAGCACATGAGATATTATCCAGAATTCAGTTAGCTTATGAGCACCTTCCTAAATGGTTACAGCAAGGTGTTATTGAATGGAATAAAGGTAGTATTGAGTTGGAGAATGGATCAAAGATCCAAGCGGAACCAACAGGATCTTCAGCAATTCGTGGTACGTCTCAGAACCTTGTATATCTAGATGAGTTTGCTTTTGTACCCAACAACATACAAGAGAGCTTCTTTTCTTCTGTTTACCCTACTATTTCGTCCGGTACAACGACAAAGGTGTTGATAACATCAACTCCTAATGGATTGAATCTATTCTACAAGCTGTGGATTGATAGTGAAAACGATCGCAATTCCTACAAGAGAATTGATGTTCATTGGTCAGATGTTCCAGGTAGAGATGAGAAGTGGAAAGAAGAGACTATTAGGAATACGTCTAAAGAACAGTTTAGACAAGAGTTTGAGTGTGAATTCCTTGGTTCGTCTAACACCCTCATCTCACCGGAAGTGCTAAGAAGGTTGGTGTTCCACCCTCCAATACATCAGAATGAATTCCTTAAAGTATATACTGAACCTCTACAAGGTAGATTATACATCATGTCGGTGGATGTGTCAAGAGGTTTAGGTGGAGATTATTCAGCTTTTATTATTTGGGATATAACTGAAGCACCATATAAGACAGTAGCTGTCTACAAAAACAATAACATATCACCGTTAATGTTTCCGGAAGTAATATATTCAGCATGCAAAAGATACAATTATTGCTATGCTTTAATAGAAACAAATGATCTTGGTCAGCAAGTTGCTGATATCCTTCACGAAGAGCTTGAGTATGAAAACATTATTTATACTCAAAAGACTACAAAAGGTGCAGTAGAAATATCACAAGGATTTAAAGCTGGTGCAGTCAAAGGTGTAAGAACTACCAAAGCAACTAAGAAAGTTGGCTGCAATAACTTCAAAGCATTAGTAGAGAATGATAAGGTTGAGTTGGTAGATATAGATCTTATATCTGAGTTGTATAGATTTGTCAGCAATGGTAATACGTATGAGGCTGAAGATGGAAATGATGACTTGGCTATGTGTGGGGTACTGTTTGGCTGGATGATGACGCAAAGCTTTATTAAAGAGATAACCAACCTAGACATACGTCAGCGAATATTACTACAGCAGCAAAATGCAATAAATGATGAACTTCTTCCTTTTGGCATAATAGAAGATGGCCATCCAGAATTAGAGGAGCTTCCCTTAACTAGGGATCTACTTCAACAGATGCTTTTTCCTAATGAAAAAACAAAAGAATACATGGAAAAGCTTCAAGAATATGCCGCAGATAAACAATATTATAAATAGAAAGAAACTCTAGTCTTTAGGAGAACAAAATGGCATTTCAAGTTAGTCCTGGCGTAAACGTTTCTGAAATTGACTTAACCACAGTTGTACCTGCCGTATCCACATCGGTTGGTGCTGTTGCTGGTGTCTTTAAGTGGGGTCCTGTTGGTCAAAGAACCCTTGTCAGCTCAGAAATTGAATTGGTATCCAAGTTTGGTAAACCAACAAATCACAATCCCGAAACATTCTTTACAGCTGCAAACTTCTTAGCATATGGTAATGCTTTGTATGTTGCAAGAGCTGGCAACACAGTACCTAATACTGCTTTTGCAAACTGTACAACAGCAAATAATAGCGCTAATATTACTGTAGTTAGTACTACAAGTATTCAAGCGGGTATGAAAATTAATGGCTTAACAACTATACCCGACAGTACATTAGTTGCATCAGTTACTAACTCTACATCTTTTGTTGCTGCCGTAGCTGCTAACGGTGTAGCATCAGCTGTAAACACTTATTTCTACAGCTCCAATTCAGTTCTCAGTGCTATTGCAAATGTTGGTTCTGTTGTTAACTTTGCTGCAACAAGTACTGTTAAAAATAGTAATACATACGAACAACTAACGTTTAGCGATACTGATCTTCTGTACATAGCTCGTTGGCCAGGTGATCTTGGTAACTCGTTGAAAATTTCTGTATGTGACAGTGTAAATGCGTATAGTAAAACAATTGGATTGAATATAGGTATAAATGCAACAGCAACATTTATAACTTCAAACTCAAGTTTGCAAACTGCTAATCTCAACACTGTTTCAATGAGTTTAGCTGTTGGAAATAATCAACTCACTTTCTTTACATCTAATACATCTTTTGGTTCTAATACAGAAGCTAATACTGCAATGGCTGCTATGCTAGCACTCTTTCAACTTAATGATATTATTGAAGTTGGTAATACCTCCATTGGTAAGCAATACTTAAAGATTACAAGTCTTCCAGCGGCAATGGGAACAAATTCGAGCTTTTCTAACTCAACTGCTAAATTCTTTACATTGACTTTAGATAATCAACTGCAACTAGCAGCTAACGTGAATGCTAATACATTTTTAGCAACAAATACTTTCACAAAATACTGGGAGTATTTCAACGTGGTTGATAAAGCTCCAGGAGTCTCTAGTTACCAAGCTTCGCAAGGTAATACTTCGGCTGTAGATGAGATTCATGTAGTGGTTGCTGATGAAGATGGTAAATTCTCTGGTGTTCCAGGTACAGTGCTGGAAGTGTACAGAGGTCTATCACGTGCAACTGATGCAAAAACAACAGATGGAACTGGTAACTACTATAAAACAGTAATTAATGAAAGTAGCCAGTATATTTGGTGGGCAAACCATAGATCAGGTGTGCCTGGAAATACAGCATTAAATATTGCTAGTGTGTTG